CTTGTCGAAGGTAGGCCCTTCACCTCGACCCAGATCACCACCGTCTGGATTGAAGTAACCGAAAGCACCACCTGGTCTGAGTTCAAGTGGTACGCGCATCTGGCGGTTCGAGATTTTCTCGACTTCACGCTTCTTGATGTGCGCGTAAAACTTGTCGTCACGCTCGAACAGCACACGAACTTTCGGAGTTACCTTCTCCAGTTCGGTAGCTGCTACTTGGGATTCAACAACAGCCATTCATTCCCCCAGTCAATCCTTCATGAGAACATCCAGTGTGGACATTCCTTTCGGAATATCCGATGCCTTTTTTATACGTCCACCAGAAGAAGGGGGTGTGGAACGGCCCAATTGTGTTGCTGGACTCTTTCTAGGAGTCATTTCTTCCTGCTCGTCTGAATTACTAGACGAAGACCTACGACCCATGCCTTTCAAAGCGTCATTTCGTGCCTTTTTGATTACGCTAGGCAATAGCGTTTTCGCTTTGGAAAGATAGGCCGACTTGATTCTGTTGGTACTTTCTACGTCGAATCTCTGCTCAAAGGCTTTTTCCCACAATTTGTCAATCAAGCCGCGGAATCGAGTATCCTTTGAGAGCAAATCTTCGAGTGTACTCATGGCTTCACTCGTTGCATGAGTACGGACATAATCCGTCATTGACTTATTCGGATCGATGTGCTGATCGATGGTAGCTTTCAGCACATTATCAGCTTTCGTCTGCAACGTCTCACGCGTACTTTCAAACGTGGACATTACACGCTGCTGTTCCTCTTGCTGAATGAACTGTTGTCTCTGCTGCTCATCAGGTTGTGTCTGACGAGACAGTGGACGATGCGGCGTAAAGTTCTGTGAACCAAAGATGAACTGATTCAGAACATTAGCTGCCGCTTGTAGGGGAGCACCTTGATCGCCAAGTGCTCTACCCTCACGTACCATAGTGATAATGGTATCCTTAATGACTCCACCAAGGACATGATAGTAAGCCTGCTGGTCGATTTTCTTCAGAGCAGGAAGATAGTTGTCGGCAATCTTAAAGAACGTCTCATCATCACTTTCCTTCGCAGCTTTCAGGACTGATGAGATGTCCCCATTCATAATCTCCTGGTCTACTTTATCCAGAATTTGTGCCTTTTGTGAGGCATTCTTAGCATCCTGAATAGTCGGATAGACTTCGGTGAACTGCTGCTCTCTGTAATAGGCTTTCTCAAGATAAGGAAAGTCCTTGAATAGTTTCGGATACTTTGCGAGGATTTCCCGTCTACGAACAGGCGTCATTAACTCAAGGTCTTCATCCTTTGGACCTTCGAGTTCTTCCTCGATTTCCTTCAGTTCATCGTCTTCATCTTCTTTTTCTCTATCAGAGTCAGAATCATCTTCCGAATCCGTTTCATCGTCCGGTTCTTCCTTCGTCTTAGAAGGTGTATCAGTGAGGTCGAGTACTTCATCGGGTTCATCGACATTTAAGAGTTCAAAAGTTTCCTTACCTGAATCGGTTGAATCAGGTAGAGTCGCACCCGGTGTAGAATCGGGTGCATAGTACTGTGAACTATTGAATTGTAGGCGCATTCTGATCTCCCTGGAGTTGTACTCCCGCATTCGGAGTAGGTGGTTTGGCCGGGTTCCCCTTACCAGGCGGCGGTTCTTGTGGGGGAGGCATAGATGCCATCATCTGTTCCATTTGCTGCTGCATCATTATGTCCTTGTGCATTTTCATGTGCAGTAGGACGTTCTTATAGCCGTCTGGCCTCTCTAGTTTACACAGTCTACCTGCATCAGATACGAGCCAACGACGGCAGATATCACCCTCTAGCTGATGATTATCCACTTCAGCATCAGCTTCAATCGAAGGTAATTCCATCGGCGGTGGTGGCGGCATTCCCATCATTTGTGCCTGCTGCATCATCATGGGATCAGGCGGCATCATGATTGGTTCAGAGTTGATTAGTTGCTGTATTTCCTCATACTGTTTCTGTCTATCATCTTCACCAGGAATTACGAACTCAGACAGTCCAATGGCTTTCTTAATCATCGGAATGTTCTCTGGTGTAAACAGTGTAGAGACGATACCTTCATGGCCTATCTTAAAGATTTCCATGATAGCATCTTTCTGTTGATTCCAAGTGATAGGAAGATTCTCATTCGCTTCTAGTTCGATAGAGCCGATACGCCCTTCCATCTCAGCACGGCGAATGAACACATTCACGAAATTACCGAACTCATCCTTCTTGACTTGTTTCTCGTCGTCTTTCATTTCCTTAATGTAGAGTGGAATTACCTTTGCAAATACTTCTTTCCACCAGTGAGTTAGTAGTTTCCACGTTGATTGGAGTCGTTGGAGTGCCTGATTCCTACTCATACTATATTCGGAGGCTGTCCTAGAACCAGACATTTGCCCACCGAATAGAGATGGTAGAGCACCTGATACCATTTGGCCCATCTCTTGTACTTTTTGGGCGAATGGGAGGACCTCTTGACTGAGTGTAGCAGTCTTAACTTCATAGAAGCCTTCACTCATGGGTCTACCCGATTTTGGAGTAGCCGGATAGATTCCACCAGGAATTACTTCAGAGTTTCTGTATGAATTGAAGTTAAGCACTTTGGGATCAGCGAATGTCTGCGGAATCCCGTGCTCAATAGTCTGAATAACCAGAGAAATGAGGTCATTTGTGATGTCCTGAACAGATGTCAGCATCAAACCGATAGGATCGAAATGAATGTAATCAGACAGTGGATTGTATGTTATGGTCCAGCAGTCATCCAGTGCCTCATTACACGCATCGGCCACTTGGTCATTAACGATAACGACCTTCACTCCATTAGGATAGAGTTTACGAAGTTCGTCAGCTTGGTCCTGATTAGCCACATTATAAGCGGCGGGACGTAACCAACAATTACGAATAGTGACATTATTAGTAGGATGTTCCCCCTGATACTGAGGAGAGGTTCTACCCCACTGTTCATAAAGATCATAATTACTTGAACCTTTCTGGATAGTCTCGGCTAGATCGAGGTCATGATACATCTCGATTGCGTTAGCATAGTGAGTTTCATAGGAGTAGATTAGATATGGGCAATCAGCTTGATTACGCGCCCATACGGGGACTTTAACGAACAGTCCACCGAATACTTCCATGCAAATCCGTGATTTCGGGTGATTAGTGATTCCGGTTAATTTGGTGATTGGAATTGACTGATTCCGAATATCAGGAACCACCATACTTGAACAGTTCGGGCACATCTCCTCAATTCCCTCATTTATCATGAGGTCATTGATTGGAATATCCTCATCTCCAGGTTGAATCTTATCTTCCTGTAGGGATGGAATTATCTTATCAGCGATTTCAGCCTGACATAGTGGACAGATTGATTGTTCGTGCTGTTCAATCTCGTCTTCGTAGTGTTTTTCCTGATATGTTCCGTACTTCTCGTCTGTTTTGGGGTACGAATAACACGCCGTCATTCCTTCCGTGCAATACACGAACAGCGCGTGAAGCCAAAGTAACGGCGCGTTGTTATGTTTGAAGATTAGTGCCGCTACTTTATCGCCAGCTTTAGCTGTAGTTACGTCTAGTGGATTATCCGCATCATCCGGATAGCAAGTAACGGGAGGAACAGTGACAGAAAGAGCAGCGATAATAGACTCAAGATAAGCGCGGAAGATATTGACGGGCTTGTCGTAGTATCCCTGATCAGTATCCTCACCCACTCGTTCAGATTCCGGTACACGCCAATCATGGGCTACCTCACTGTAGTAAGTATGCTGAATATTCTCCCACAACAGTTTGAGTCGTCTCCATTGTCTGATTTGACGATCGCGCACACCACGATCTTCATCATCGAAGTGATCGACAATGGTTTTTAGTGCAGTCTTAGTATCTTCTGAGAGTTCTTTAGCCATTATGCGACTTTCTTCGACTTCTTCTCTTGCTGTTTCGCATATTTAGCGTAAGATGCGGTGATTGGACCCATCCTCCGAGTAGTGAATGATGGTTCCTGTCCCGCTGGAGTAGGTTCATTTAGGATATTGATATCATATCCCTTACGGAATCCCTGGTCCTGTACTGCTGCTCGACTACCAGCACGTAAAGCAGTAGACAAATCAGGAGTTGATAGTGCAGAACGGGGAATACTACTCGCTAGTGGTCCTCCACCCTGATTGGATGAACCACCTCCACCACCCAATGCACCACCAATAGCAGATGCAGCACCTAGACCGAGTGGAACAGCACCCATAATTGCACCTAATTTACTTCCACCTGATGCCGCGTTACCGATTTTACCAGCGATGTTAGCTGATGGTGCCAATCCTTTACCGGAGAATGCACCTTTAAGTCCGCCTGCGACTTTCGAGGCTCCGTACCCGGTAGCTGCTCCCAGCCCACCAGATATCAGTGAGTCTTTCCAAGAACCCCCTTCGAGTTTCTTGGATGCACCAGATGCTAGTCCACCAATAGCCATAGATGCTAAAGGGCCCACACCGGGAATGAATGCTGCGGCAATAGGCGCTGCTTTCAACGCCACCTTACCGACTTTTTTCATTACTGATTTGAAGCTCATAATTCCTACCTCGAAAGAACATTAGGCACATTCATGAATCGTCCGAGAATAAACAGGACTATCACAATGAGTGCAAGGACTTGAATGGCCGTTGCCCAATACGGAGGCATTGGAACCTTCGTAGTAATGAACCACACGAAGAATCCGATGACAGCGATTACGAGGACGAGAATGATGAGATCCATTATGCTCCCTCGGCTCCGGTTACGCCTAATTCCTTCTCTAGTTCAGCTATTTCTTTATTCTTTTCTTGCATTAGTTGAGCTTTTTTACGGTCTTCAGCCTCTAACATCTCTTTTCTCAGCCTCCAGGGTATAAACTGGGGCGTAACAGGCTTATATTCTTCTTTAGGTTCAGGTTCTATAATGGGTTCGGGTGGAGTCAGCACACACTGTAGGAGTTCTCGCCTTTCTCTCTCGCTACTCGCGAGCTGGTGGCGTAAAACTTCGCATACAAGACATGGTGCTGGCTCCACCCCAAACCATTTATAGAACAACTCCTTAATCATGCTTTCCTCCCGATTCGGACTAGTTCTAGTCCTTTACTCCACTTGGTTTTTTCAAGATATTCATACGCATTCATGATTAAATCTGGACTTTCTTTTAATAAGCCAATAGCCTGATTACACTTCTGACAAAGTAATCCACGAATTTCACCAGTTGTATGATCGTGGTCTACAGCAAGATTTTTATCTAGTGATTCCTGTTTACAAATTGCACATACTCCATCTTGAAGATTGAGTAAGCTATTATAATCCTCAATAGTTATACCATAATCTTGTTTTAAGCAGAACTCTCGTACTTGTTCTTTATATCTTCCATTAAATCGCTTGTTAAAGCAATTTCTGCATCTAGATTGACGATAGATGCGATTTTTATAAACAGGATTGATATCTAAGTCTTCTCCGCAGTCTTGACAATGAGTTGATTTACGATGAGCCATCAGTGTCGATACCTCGCAATCGGCTTGATTGTGTCTTGTTCTTCCGTTTTTGCCATATTTCTATAGAACGCTGTCCAGTCTTTAGTATTTGAAAGTTTTTCAATTAGTTGATCCTGTTGCTGGACTCTCTTAAATTCTTGATTTGCATCATCAAAGAGTCCTTCAGCAGCATCAACTAAGTATCTAAGTCCATCGATTGGGTCGTCCCCGTCGAATTCTGCTATGTCTTCAGCAGGTTTATTTCCTTTAGGCTTATCATACGAACAAGCCTTAATTGCCTCAATTAGAATCGGTGCCGAGCCTTCCAAAATTTGGAGTTTAGGAATATTAGTTTCGGGCTCTTGCGGATTGAATGATTCGATGTACGATTTGTACTCCGCCATGCCCCGGTTGCGCATAATCCACATCGCGTACTGTTCATCGTATTCGCCTAGTTCCTTTTGATTCAGTTCTTTCGGTAGCCAACGTAGGTATTCGTGGATAAGTATCTTACCGGCGATTCTGGATCCCGGAGAATTATTGGACAACTCGATTGAAGTACCGAGTTCATCTTCAATTTGTTGCTGGATGGTATGTTCCTGACCCCTCTCCTGTCCTGCAGATTTGCAGAATCGAATAAGTCGTGGATGTTCTTTATCGATGTACAGTTTGACATGAGGAGCCCACTCAGCGATCTTCGTCTTAACCCAATATTGTTCACGGTAGATGTACACGCGCTTCTTTGGACTGATGGCCGCGTATCCAATCCACGTCATTGCA